CAAAGGGTCTTGTTTACATGTTTGTGCTTCTAATATTTTCTTATTAAAAGCATATACACGATTTTTATGTCTTCTGATGTTGATTAATTTTGAATCGTCCATTAATATAAAGGCTTTTTAAAAAATCGGTACCTTAAAGTTTAAAATAGTGTAATAGTAAACACTATAGGTATGGTTCGTGTACAAAATTTTAGATGTGCCTGGTGTGGTATCAGGGGACACACTGAGGAAATATGCAAACAAAAAAGAACTAGAAAACTACCTACAGTTAATAGACTACGCAATGCAATTTGCAACAATATTCTAAAAAAATACGTTTTACACAAGTATATAAGAATAAAATTTTACGAATGGAGAAAACTTGCTTGTAAAACAGTTAGACCACGGCGTCCAGAACCCGTAAAGTCAAAGTGGTTAATGGCATGTAATACTGTTCCAGTTAATCCAATTGTAAAAAAATATTTTTGGCAGTGGCAAATCAATATTTACAACATGAGCCTGCTAAAGTGTCGGGGTATGCGATGGGCTGATATAGATTAGAGTTTCATAAGGGTTTTAGCAAGGTTTACGCGCTGTTTGGTAATCTTACGAAACTTTTTTGGGTTGTTGTTTACATGTCTGACAAATTGCTTTACAGACATGCCATGACGTTTGGCTTGAGCCGTAAGCGTACCGGGTCCTCTGGGCTTTCCTTTAGTTCCGTTTTTTTTAGTGAAATTGAATAGTGTCATTCTTATTTAAAAGAAAGATTATTTTAAATAAGAAATGGTTGCTTATGACCCACCTATTGGGGCATTTTATTCACAATTGAAGGTCCCAACTCACATGAGTCCAGGGTTGATGATTGGACAAAATGGACAAAACTTTAAAAAGATTACTACAAGTAGTAGTACTGACTATATTTGGTTTAATGGCGACAAGAATGTAATCGAAATTTGGAGCTGGACTGAAGAAAACATTAAACACGCAAAAAGGCTACTGCACACTCTCATGTACAAATGTCCTAATCCCAGCTATGAACTAGAAATCACAGAGAATACAATTAAAGGACCTTATCACGAAGTATTCAAACACTATAAGACGTGTATGAATAATTTGAGTATTGATAAATTTGAAAAATGTGAAGATTATCTTATTAAACTTACTGTTTGTTAAGACCAGTCAATGAAATAGACTGGGTCTCATTTACCTGCAAACCATCATTAATACAATTCATTGCAGTTTCTGTTTTTACTTCATCACCATTGAAAAAGGTATTAAGACCCGCTTCAACTGCTGATTTAGTAAATGCTGATTTCTTTTTGCTTGTCCTGAGAGAAACCTTTCCTTTTTTGAGATTTACATTGTCAATTTCCTTTGTTGACATGTAAGTCTTGATATATTCTTTCAATTCCTTTTCTTTTCCATTTAGAATTTTCATATCCGCCCTGGCGTCCGTCAGCTGCTTTTTTAGCTCGACCCATTCAGTCATAGCCATCCTGAAATCATCGGTGACAGTTTGTGCTTCGTCCATGGTTTTACTAAAAATGGTCTAAAATCTTTAAGTGCATATCTTACGCTGCATAAGGTCGGGGACAATAGTAGAGTTGTTCCACTCGTAGATCTCCTTGGGGTTAGGGGGGTCGGCGCGAATCTGCTGGTTAGCATTACGGAGAGTGCCACCGATGGTCTCGGGGAAACCAATCTGGTTGCGGGGGTCTAGGAAGTTTTGACCCTTGAGAATCCTCTCGGGTGAAAACTCGCTGTAATCCTCCTGACCCTTTACCTCCTGAGGTAAAAGAGAAGAGGCTAGACCAGTGCCGGCATTCATCGCACAGCCAATATCATTAAGGTTAATCTGAGTGCCATCACCAGAGACGGGCGCATCCTGGCTCAGACTCACCATGCCATCACCGTCAACCAGTGCCGCGTTGCTCATGGTATAACCAGAGGTCTTGAACATATCTGTGCAGAGACAAATAACAACCACAACCACAAGGGCCACAAGAATTGTTTTCCTATCGAACTTCATTTAATATTAATGGGATAATTTTTTTTTGACTAAATACAATCATAATCAGACTCGCTGCCTGAATCATCCACAAACATATAGTCTGAAGGATAAGTGTTAATTTCTTTCCTGGTCTTTACCTGGACTAGTTTCCAAATTGGACCATAAGTTTTTTTCATAAACCACACGCCTGAAAACTCGACGATTACATCACACTCTGATTCAATTTCAATATCCTCTTGAGCCAATGCGTCCCTTTTGTGATTAAAAATGTTGAGCAGACACACCCCCTTTTGTTGAACCTTGTTCACATTAAGCGTATCCTCGCTTAGACCAGTGTATGCAGATTTGAGTGTCGCCTGACCCAACTTTTTACCAAACCATAGCTCGCTGCTGTTTTCCGCCTCTTTTACAACAAGTGAATCAATCTCTTTAATCTTTGCCTGACCTAGATCAGACAGACCAAGAGTACAGTCAAGAGACTCTGAAAGCTTTGTCTTTAGAACGGTCTTGTTGAGCTGAAGTAGAACTCGAGAATTATCATCGTTTGAAACCTTTAGAAAATAGCGTCCGTCTGGGGTTTTCTTGGGGCTGGTAAACTTCATGTTTACTTTTTATACGCTTTATTCTTTAAACCGACAAATGGTATCCTGGCTGCTTTATTGATTAGATTTTTAGGAACCCATGAATTACGGTTTGGATTTAATCCATACAATGGCTGGACGTTTTTCTTCAATTTCATCTTTGATGCCGTGTTTTTGGTTGGTCTGTAAGTGGCTTCGTTTTTGATATAGGCATTAGAGTCATTCTTGACCCATTTCCTAGTCTTTGTGTTGAATCTATAGTTTCCGTTGGTCGCGGCAAACTTGTTGATTGTTAGATTCTTGGGACCCGTTAAACCATATGATAATCTAATAGCCTTGGTGGTTATAGGTTCAGTTGTATACTTGGTATACTTGTTTGGGTTTATGCGTAATCCTGCACTGATAATACATTTGGGACAATAAGGACGTTTAATCAGTTTAATCTTTGTTGGTTTTATTTTTGCAATGCTCTTTTTGAAAATTGAAAAAGTAGTATCTGTTGGTTTTATGTTTTTCAACTTTAGAACCTTTTTAGCAAATACATACATTCTCTTTTTATCCTTTTCTTTTTTATCAGGTCTTAGTCCAAGGGTCTGCATAGTGTATAAATCCTCAATCAAAAATTGTTCACTCGCATATAGAAGATTATTATCATAAACCCATTTGCCATTCTTTGTATAGTCCTGAATCCACTTGCCCTCTACCCTGGAGTATGCTACCTCATAACCGATTTCCTTTGGTCTCATAAATGCAATGTCCAATATTCCACCCAGATTTGTAGTTGCAAATTTTTGGGTTTTTGTCGAAAAATATCTTACCTTCATATCGATGGCAAATAATTCAACATCTATCAAAACATCATCCGGAACAACCTTTGAATTATTACCCTGCTTGCGCTTGTGGAGTAATGTATATCGCCTGGTAATATTTGGAATATCACCAGTTGGTAATTTTAGACCCAATATTTTAGCAATCTTGTTGGATTTTACTAATAACCTCAAACGTTTATCAATAATAGTATTCAAATGTGGCATAATTTGCCCCAGTTTATCCCATAATATCAACTTTGTAGCCTGCAGGTATCCGAAATAACGCGGATCACTTACCTTTAATCTTTCACTTTTACCTATTCTAAAAACGGGAGTAAACTTTGTATCTATATCACTTGTTACAATTTTGTCCTTCTTTTCAAAAAATGTATTAAACGCTTCTCCTCCAGTGATTATCATGTCCCCAAATGGTTTCATGTATTCGGTCAATGATGATATGGTTAATAATATTATATCACGAATAGAATCCGTAATCAGTGTAAATATTACCAATTCAATGTCCTTGGGATCCCCTACTTTGATTAATCTTGATCTAAACCGCTTTACGTCGTCATTCAGATAATATTTATATAATAGTTTATCATTATTACATAATGATTTTCTGATAAACTTGTCGATTGTTCCAGTAGAATAATATTGGGTGTCCATTAATATCTCTATATATTTTAAATGTCAGTACTCGGAGATGTAGACGACTCACTATGTCAGATATCATGTAATCCAGCATATGAAAAAAAACCATGTAAATGTTATGCCCAACCGGACGAAATACCAGACGCAAATGGGGTTGTTAAAAATCAATTCTGTGGCTACGAAGAAGATGGGTTTTTGATACCATGCGACGCAAACTGCTGTCCAAAGAAATGCCCAGGTCAATGCTATGGGATAAAACCACGGAAACCAGAAGGGACAATACCAAAGGACACAAAATATCCAGATTCAATTATAGACAAAAATCGTGATAGTAAACGTAATCGTATACGTGAAAGTTCCATGTCGATAGTAATGTTTTTGATTATACTCGTCATATCCCTAGGTATAATAAGCACTGTTTCGTTATTCACTTAAAGACACAACCCATTTAGTTATAAAATGGCGGATACTCTTGATACAATTCAAACAGACCTAACTTCCCTTCGTGCGGAAGTTAAGGCGCTTACAAAGCTAGTTCGTAAAGTCCGGTCAGTCCAGGACGACCCCACTGGAGAAAAGGCGGCCAAGAGGACAGTTAACAATGGGTTTAACCGACCACTTGATATTACACCCACCCTGCAAAAGTTCCTCGGTATGGCTGATGGTGAGCAAATCTCCCGCAGTGATGTGACCCGTCGCATTAACAAGTATATTACAGAGAACAACCTCAAGCACCCCGATAACAAGCGAGTCATCATCCTCGATGATCAGCTTACAGAACTTCTTGATCCCCCCGCTGGCATGCAGGTAACCTTTCTAAACATTCAGAAATATATCAGTCCTCATTACGTTAAAAAGGAGGTCCCACCACCCACCGAGGAGGCGGCGGTGGAGGTAGATGACGCGAAGAAGACCGTCAAACGTCCCGTTGTAAAGAAGAAGAAGGAGACTTAAAAATTAAAATAGATTATAATATAAAATGACAAAGTTGATAGACCCACCTGAACTTAATATTGACGAAATGAACAATCTCGTCGGTATTAAGATCAATGATGTAAATATATATAGACAGGCATTTACGCATAAATCCGCACTAAGAAAATATAATTTAAAAAAGACATTTGAAACACTCGAATTTGTAGGAGATGCGGTTCTTAACTTCATAGTTACACGTTTTTTGTTTGAAAAGTATTCTGACCAGCAGGAAGGATTTCTTACAAAATCGAGAATTAAACTGGTAAGGGGTAAAACTCTAGCTATTATTGGCGAAAAAATGGGTCTGGATAAATGGATATTGATGGATGACAAGGGGATGAGTTGCGGGTGGCAGAAGAATCCCAAAGTTCTCGAGGACGTCTTGGAGGCTATCATAGGTGCAATTTATAATGATCTGGGATTGGTACATACAAGAAACTTTGTATTGAACATGTATAATAATCCTAATTATATTGATTTGAATTTATTGCTATCGATAGATGATAATTTCAAAGATAAACTTATTAAAATGTGTAAACAATGGAAAATGACACCAGTCTACAATACACTAGGTCAAGACAAGGATAAAAACTTTATAGTTCAGGTATTGATAAATAATATTCTATACGGAACCGGGATGGGTACAACAAAAAGACAAGCAGAACAAAACTCTTCCATGTTTGCAATTAAATACTTAGAGACTCAACCCGTGTATAATCAAACTAATTATTACACACATGCACCCTACTATCCGCAAACTGTTGGACAGGGAGTATGCGGACCAACGTTCTGATGAATGGCTAAAACTGCGGGAAGGGCTACTAACAGCCAGTGATGCAGGAACAGCCATCGGAGTCAACCCCTATGAAAAACCAGATAATCTAATTTTAAAAAAATGCGGACTTATCAAGTTTAATGGAAATATAGCAACTGCACATGGCAATAAATATGAAGATGAAGCACGTGATATTTATTGCGAAAGATATAATGAAGTGGCACATGAAATTGGACTTTACCCACATCCCAAATATGATTGGTTAGGTGGGAGTCCAGATGGTATTACAGAATCTGGAAAACTTATCGAAATCAAATGTCCTATGGGAAGACAAATTACAGACGAAATACCTATTTACTATATTGCCCAAGTTCAACTATTGATGGATATTCTTGATCTTGAAGAATGTGATTTTATCGAATATAAACCAAGTGAAATTACATGGCCCGACGAACCCGTGTTTCAAATGATAAAAATACCCAGAGATCGAGAATGGTTTGCAACAAATTTACCAATCATGGATGCAATTTGGAAACGTGTATTGTGGCACAGAGAACATGGTTGTGATGGACTCAAGATGCCAAGAATACCCGTACCTAGGGTCGTTAAAAGAGGACCATGTAGTATAATGGACGCAGAAGAAGATGTTGAAATCAGACAAGAATGTAAAATTCAATATACAAGTGATGATGACTAGAACATTTTGTATCCGATGGAATCATTTAATATATATAACATATATTAAATGATGCAAGTCAAATTAATTAAAAGTCCTAAAAAGGATAAAAAATTTAGAGTATATATTGAAGACATAGCCATAGTGGATTTTGGTGGAGCAGGATATTCAGATTATACAATTCATAAAGATCTTAGTCGCAAAAAAAGATATTTGGCTAGACATAAAAAAAACGAAGTGTGGTCCAAAAGTGGGATAACTACCGCCGGGTTTTGGTCAAGATGGCTCCTATGGAGTGAACCAAGCCTAGAAAAGGCTAAAAAATTAATATCAAAAAAGTTTGATGTCGTTTTCCATGTTTGATGCGTACAAGAGTGATATTTAAAATGATACATTAATACAAAGATGGCTATCGATAAAACCAAAAAAGACAAACTCACTGATTCTGAAAAGAAGAAGATTAAGCAGGAGAACAAGGCCAAGGCTAACCCCGGTAAAGCAGCGGCTAAAAAAGAAAAGAATGACGCATGCCGAGAGAAGCGAAAGGAGGAGGGGTCTTCCAAATCATTTTCTTAAGAAGTATCTCCCGCTATAGACGATAAATATAGATCAACTTCCCCCGCAAACTTTGGGCAAGCCTCTGTAACCTTTTTTGTAACCATCTCTTGTACATTCAAAATATGTTCTTCAAATTGCTTAAGACTCGTTGCAGAGGCAGTTTGAATTTCATTTTCCGACGCAAGGTCTTTAAGAGCCCATAGGTATCCTACGGCATAGTTTGCATGCATATTAGCCATTAAAGGAGACTTGTCCTGTTGAGCCGTGGTTGCCCATTTTGCAGATTTTTTTAACAAATTGTTTATAACGGTAGAGTTTACACCGGTTGAACGTTTAAACAAAAAATATACAATTACAATTGCTATTATGATATATAATGCTATCATGTTAATACTTACCTATATTTTTTTAGGCTCCCACCCATCACGTGGTAGTCTGGGTAAGTTTTCTCATACTTTACTATGTTTTTTACAACATTAAATAGATCAATTGCATCATCTACCGAGTTGTGTTTTTGAATATAATTAGGATCATTATATGCAAACTTTGCAAGTGTATCCAACTTTGTGTTTGAGTATCCACACTTTGTGGTCGATACAATATCATTGGCATCAAACCATGCTTTACATTCTGCATGGAATGTTGGTGTATACGTTTTTACCCAATAATTTGTATCCACCATTGTAATTTTATTCCACTTGCTATTGTAGCAAAACTTATCACCCCTATAACGGTAGCCTGTGTCCGCCCTAAAAAACCTATAATCCTTATTCCCATGGTTCTTGATGGATAATTGAGTATTCTTTAGAAATCCAATATCATTATCAAGACTGTGGTGGTACAACTTGCCACCACACTCGTTAACAATGAAATCAATCATCAAGTTCATTCCGGTACAAAAAGATGTATGCTTTTCAGTCCACTTGTTATCATCATTACGCTTGGTGGATTCTTCATATCTCGTCTTTACCTTGATATCACTGGAATGAGTATTGTTACCATTCATAAACTGATTGAGAATATCAGTAAAATAAACAGTGAACCCCTTTTTGATTCTCATTTTTCCAGTATTTTTACATGTCTCGATACATAGTCCAGTCCATGAAAACACCTTGCTTTCTATCTGTTCTGTATCTCCGATGCACATAGTGGGCTCATAGTCATAGACCTTTCTTGTAACAATTGAAGGCTTGTATTTTAAAACACCAGACCGGGTTGAATGGACCTTCTTTTCATAACCCGAAAGACTTTTTAATGCCCTAAGTTCATTCATTGTTAATTACTTATAAAATCAAATCTTTAGTTAATATAAGATGCATGTGCACACCGTTCCTGTCACCAATCATAGTGAACAAAAGGCAATTATCATAACAACAACAAATCGTCCGTGTGAAGTATATAGACTGGTGTTTGAAAATGATAAGTTGATTATAGGAAGTGGTGAATATGCAATCGTAGAACCTAATTCAAGAATAAATGTAGAAACAGGTTCGCATTTTTTCTACGCCACTGTGTATATAGAGTTTTGTGGTATTTGGTACAACATGTTTAGAAATAATAAATGTTCTGTTTCACGAAAAATTGAAATACTTCCAAAATTGTTTAATAAAATAGTTGTTTAAAAACTAGCATTGTTTACTAGTAAATGAAGGAGACGGTAACCAAACTCTCACATATAGATCATATTCTTAAAAGACCTGATTCATATGTGGGACCTACTAACAGCGTTGTTGAAACTCTGTGGCTATTGGGCAATGGGAGCTTTGATCAACATCTTGCTTCATATTCTCCTGCTCTTTTGAAGATTTTTGACGAAATCTTGGTCAATGCGATCGATAGAAACTCACTTTACCCGGACAAGGTCAAATTTATCAATGTGGATATCAACCAAGAAAAGGGTATCATTTCAATTGAGAATAATGGACCCCTCGGGGGGATTTCTGTTGAAAAACATGAAACTGAAAACATTTGGAATCCCGAACTTACATTCGGTCATCTTCTCACTAGTACCAACTATAACGATAATGATGAAAGGGTTGTAGGTGGAAGGAATGGGTATGGATCCAAACTTGCAAATATATATTCGCAAGTTTTCCAAGTTGACATTTGGGATGAAAAGAATAATAAAAAATATTCACAAAAATGGGGAGGAAATATGAAGACGGTATTTCCCCCCAAGGTATCGGACATCAAAGTCAAAGAGTCCAAGGTCAAAATTACATTTATACCCGATTGGAAACTCTTTGGCATGCATGAGATGACAACTGATGTATTCAAGGTCTTTGAGAAACGGGTATACGACGCAGCCGCTTGCACCAACACAAAGTGTAAAGTGTCTTTTCAGAAAAAAACAATCAAAATCAAAAACTTTGAGGAATATTCAAAGATGTATCTCGATGAAGATGCAAAAGTTTACTCGTGTGAAACAGATCGATGGTCGGTTTGTGTCACGCCATCGACAGATGGAACTGGGTTAAAACAGGTGTCGTTTGTCAATGGGATATCTACAACCAAGGGTGGTACTCATGTAGACTATATCGCAAACATGATTGCAACGGGTGTGATCGACGAATTGGCTAAAAAAATCAAACTCAAACCTCAACAAGTGAAAAATACCTTTTTCGTTTTCGTAAAGGCGACGCTAGTCAACCCGACGTTCGGCAGTCAAATCAAGTCAGAGTGCACTTCCAAGGCACAAATGTTTGGAAGCCGCTTCACCCCACCCAAGACGTTTATCAAGAATATACTCAAGACTGGTATTCAAGATGAGGTAATGTCTCTGTCAAAGTTTAGGGAGCAAAAGGAACTCAAAAAGTCCGACGGTGCCAGGAAATCAAAGATTACGGGTATTCCCAAATTGGATGACGCCAACTTTGCGGGGACGGCAAAGTCGGGCAAATGTACACTGATCGTCACAGAGGGTGATTCAGCAAAGACTTTGGCGGTGGCGGGACTTTCGGTCGTCGGGAGGGATATGTTTGGCGTTTTTCCTCTTCGGGGTAAATGCAAAAACGTTAGGGATGTAAGTGTAAAGCAACTTATGGCAAATCAAGAGTTTAATGACCTCAAAAAGATTTTGGGACTCAAACAAGATACAGTCTACAAAACACTCGGTGAATTGAGGTATGGGCGGTTGATGATCATGACCGACGCAGATCACGACGGTAGTCATATCAAGGGACTCATTCTGAATATGATTCATTACTTTTGGCCGAGTTTGATTGATCTTGGGTTTGTTGTAAGCATGATTACACCCATTATCAAGGCAATCAAGGGAAAAGAGTCTAAATCGTTTTTTACCAATTCGTCTTTTAGGTCATGGTACGGTGATGGGAGGGGAAAGACTTCTTGGAAGATCAAGTATTACAAGGGTCTCGGTACTTCAACGTCAGCCGAGGCGAGGGAGTATTTCAAAAACATTTCAAAATTGACCGTCGGGTTCAAACCAGACAACAAAGCTACAAAGTCTATCGTGTTGGCGTTTGACAAGACAAAAGCCGATGATCGCAAAGTCTGGTTGCTTGAAAACTCTGAAAAGAACCCATCGGACCTTGAACTCGACTATGGAAATATCTCGACTATTGGGGTCTCTGATTTTATCCACAAAGACTTGGTTAATTTCAGTCTTGCAAACTTGAAGAGGTCTATTGCATGTGTGGCAGATGGACTCAAACCTTCGCAGCGAAAGGTCATGCACGCATGTTTTACCAGGAATCTCAAGGATGAGATGAAAGTCGCACAGCTTGCAGCCTATGTATCGGAAAAGACATCCTACCACCACGGTGAAGTGTCTTTGGCAGACACGATTGTAAAACTAGCCCACACCTATACGGGGTCAAACAATGTAAACCTTTTGGAACCATGTGGACAGTTTGGTACGAGGCTGATGGGAGGAAAGGATGCCAGTCAGACCAGGTATATCTTTACAAAGTTGACAGGAGATGCCCGACGCATGTTTAATCCTCTGGACGACCCTGTGCTAGATTATCTCGAGGACGACGGTAAACTAATTGAACCAAAACACTTTGTACCTGTTATTCCTATGGTGTTGGTTAATGGGACAGAGGGTATTGGGACGGGGTTCAGTTGCTATGTGCCGCCGTACAACCCAGTTGATATCGTACAAAACATTCGCAATGTTTTGGACAAGACGCCCATCAAGCCCATGAAGCCGTGGTTTCGTGGATTCAAAAACAATTCCAAGATTTATGCAATTGACGAAGAGGGAACATCTTGGATGACCGAAGGGACCATGAAGAATAATGTAATTACGGAACTCCCACCAGGGAGATGGACCCAGGATTACAAAGAGCATCTGGACGAGATGGTCGAAAAGAAGATCATATCGGGCTACAAGAACAACAGCACGACAGATGACGTATACTTTGAGGTGTATGACTATATGGGGGACAACGACATCAAAGATTTCAAGCTTCAAAAGACCATTCGCACGTCAAATATGCACTTGTTTCATCCGGAAAAGGGTATCATCAAATATAACAAACCCGAGAATATTTTGATCGACTTTATCGAGATCCGACTACAGTTTTACAAGAAACGCCACAAGTATATGGTGAATGCCTTGAAAAAGGAGATGATTTACTTGGAAAACAAGGCCAAGTTTATCAAGTTGGTCATCAATGAAAAGATTGTAATTTTCAGAAAAACTCGTCAAAATCTAGTGGACCAGATTGAAAAATATAAAATTGAAAAGATTGATGGCTATGATTATCTGCTAAACATCAAAACCTACCAATACACCAATGAAAGTGTAGACGAGTTGAATAAGAATCTTGCAAAGAAGAGCAATGATCTTAAACAATTGCAGAAAATGACAAGCATTGATCTGTGGCGTGGCGATCTATAATAAATATTTGATAAGTATAATGAGGTGTACAGCTGAACGCAACAATACAGGAGGTGGCGCAGTATTAGGTCTGTCCGCCATAGGTAAACAGGATACATATTTTCTTTCAGATAACCCAGAACATTCATTTTTTCACTATAAAAACAAAAGACACACCAAATTTATTAAAAAGTATAATTATCACACGGTTGAAAATCCAAAGTTTAATTACGAAGATGCAAAATTACAAACTAGATTCACCGAAGTTGGTGGGACGTCTAATGTAATTACAAAGGAAGTGGTCAATGTTGACATAAATGCACTGTGTTGGCCATTTGACCAAAGTGTGGATTTTTTAATCAATCCAAAAACATCTGGGGATTTGTGTAGTAATATGTATTTAAAGTTTCGGGTAAACGGTGAAAAAAATCCTAATCCATTCCACGATTTGCCAAATCAGGGAAATCAATACATTACACCAAATGCAGGACGTTCTATGATAAAGAGTGTTGAGATGCTTATAAATGGGGAATCAATTGAAAAACTTGATTCTGAATGGTACACTATGAGAGACGAATTGTATAATAATCAAGATGAAACAACATCCGCACAATCATTACTTAATGCGGGAACACCATTGGAAATGTTTAATAGATTGGCTATTGACCATGTAATAGGAACCAATTATTACATTCCACTTGATTTATTTTTTTGTAGAAAAAAGGAAGATACTGTAGATGAAATACGTCCCTATTTTCCACTATGTGCTTTATACAATCAACAAATTACGATAAGAGTAACCTTTCAACCTACAACATACTTTTGTGCCAATCCATACTTTCCCTACTTGCCCAACATAACTCTGGTGACAGAAGAATATATGGTAACTCCCGAAGAAAGGGAATATATCAAGAAACATCACTATAAAATCCCAATCAATGTTGTTGAACCACAACCCCAACACTCTATACCTGCCGGTACAGAAAACACAAAGATGGAACTTGTAGCCAATTACCCTTTAAAGGCAATTCATTGGATTATAAGACAAAAACCTTTCATCGATAATAATCATTTAGTGGGCGGTCCGTGGACATCATGGCTTAGGCGAAACAGTACTATGAGTGTACCAACACCTTATAATAGTATGCAATATTTACAAACACAATATGTAAATGAAAACAATTATCCAAATATGTACAATGCAACATTGTATATAAATGGGGTCGAATATAAAAACTATTTAGCAACTAATAACAATACTTCTATTTATCCATCATATTATTATAAATATATTCAAAATATCACACACGGTTTACCATCACCGTACAGAAACATTTATACTATATCATTTACTCAAGATATAGAAACTCAAATACCCGAAGGTGTTGTCGACTTTAGTCAAATCACACAAGGCAATGCAATATTGTCACTAACTGCTCTACAAAATAAAAATGTTCAAGCTAATGATCTAATTGTAAATATGTATTTCAATGGGTTCAAAACATTAGAAATCAAAGATGGATTCTCACAAATATTAAATACTCGATCATTTTAGATAAAGTTCCATCAAATGACTTGTAACCGTATACATGTTTGCAGATGAAGAAGGTCTACGATCTTCAATATATTTATAAGTCTTTGGGATTCGAACAGATGCACTTCGATTCGCAACGCCACATGTAAACTTTTCATATTCCGAGGTTTCATTTTTACCAGTTAGTCTATCTTTGTTATCATCACCATAAAGTTTCATAGTTTCTTCATGGCTCCTTTCAAGTTTAGAAATAAACGCATCCACAGTTGACGGATCAGATCTCATAGATTCTGTAGAAAAATTAACATGACACCCACTACCATTAATATTCTCTTTGCGGGTAAAGCGAGGTTTCGCCACAAAGGAAATACTGTAGCCATATTTTTCACCGACGCGGTGAAGAATATATTTAAGTAGCATGCTTTGATCACCCGCCTCGATACCAGAGGCAAGAAGTTGGATCTCCATTTGACCCGCAGCAACTTCTAGATTATAACCAGTTGCATTAATTCCGGCACAAATACATTTCTGATAAGCCTCTTCAAGAAATGGTCTACCAATAGCTCGATTATGCCCTACCCCGCAATAAAAGTTTGTATTGTCAGAACCATCCGGATCTTGGTTATAAATTGGACGATTTCCCCCGGCATGACAAACAAAAAACTCGTGTTCGATTCCAAAAAGACTTTTGGTATTGTCATTTGCAAACACTTTAATCGCATTTTGTCGTTCTTTTGAATCACACAGTACTAGACTCTGTGATGCAAATGGACTGTTTACAACCGAGACAGGTGTTAGAATGACATCAGAGTCTTTGGTAATTGCTTGACCTGTACTTGATCCATCATAATTCCACTCGGGTGATCTTTCATATTCTCTCTTTGATCTAACTTTACTACGAAATTGACCGTCAGAGTCTAGCCAAATGTACTCCATTTTAAGTAACCATATAAAGATATCTTTAATTTATATATTAAAATGAATGTAAGCGTACCTATTTCGGTCGGTGAACTTGTAGACAAGATTACTATTTTAGAGATAAAGTCTGAAAGGATAAAATGCCCGGATAAATTAAAGAATGTAAAGACAGAGTTGGATATTCTAGATATGTTGTGCAAGGATATTGACATTGCAGACAATATGCACAAGTGTCTGAAAGAAATTAATAGTACTATTTGGGATATTGAAGACAAGGTTAGATCCCATGAAAGAAGTAGTATTTTTGGTACAGACTTTATAACAACTGCTAGAATGGTATACAAGTTTAATGATGAGAGGGCTAGAATTAAATATGAAATTAATAAAATGTATGGTTCCAAGATTGTAGAAGAAAAAAGTTATACACAATATTAAACATAAAGTTATATATTATAGAAATATGGATAAGATTGCTAGACGAGAACGAATAATTTCAAGAATTGAAATGATTATTAAACGAAAAACAGAATGGGAAAAACATAAGAAAAAGACACTTGAACTTCTCAAACAATTGGGTAGAAAATAATTTTCTTTTTTCAAAAACTATTTTTATTTGAGGTATATATATGATTGATATATTACTTTTATTTTCAGATAAATGTCCATAAATCTTCATCAAAAACTATCTTGATATCTCGTTTTGTATATTCACGATATGCCAATTCCGTATGAAAAAAGTTTGTATTTTTAGTTCCAATTCTAAACATATTTACCAACCATGCATATGAACTATTCATGCAATGTATTTCCTTTGCTCCTTTGATTACTTTTAGATAATTGAAAATATTGGGACTTGTATCAATATCTGGTCGAACTATATGTAAATCTTTTCTACAATTTGTACATTCCTTTTCACCTTTTCCATCATGAACAAAAATATAATCCTTTGGTAATTTTAATTTTTCAACAATTGCGTTTTCTTGGTCGTCATTTCTTAAAACCTTAAACTTTGAATACATATAATATGGGTTTATACCTGCTTGAATATATACACCATAAGCCCAATTTGAAAATAATTTACCTTGACCCTCTACCATAAATTTCCAAAAGTCGTCCCCAACACTGTATGTAGCAAGTGCAAGTGGTTTGTGTCCACTTTCTTTTACCTTGGTCCATATTTCTTGTGGATCGGTGCCAGTAAATATAAAATCAATTTTATTTGTATCACGATACATGAATCTAATAGATTCTTCATGTATTTTTTGTGCTACTAGTACAACCTTTTCCTTTTCAAGAAAATGTCGTACCATTCCATTCACCATTAATTGATCTCCAATACCTAGATGATGAATTATACACACCATTTTAATAATAATATTACACTATCTTAAATATGTTGACACTCGCACAAAAGAATGCGATTAAAGAATATCAAAAAGGTAATTATGGGATAATAGGTCAATATTTAAGATCAGGGCGACATCAACAACGACTTCATGCTAAAACGAATAATATAATACGAACCATTAACTCTGTAATCAATCAATCACCTCGGGGATCGAAGAATATGATTGTATATAGAGGATATACTCCTGGACTGATCGAAAACGGTAAAAACTTGTTAAATAGATCATTTTTATCAACATCTACTCGTATGAATGTTGCAAAAAAGTTTGGTTCGGATATTGTAAAAATAACCGTCCCAAAAAACTTGAAAAGGCATGTTATGAAGGCAAATGGGGAATCAGAGATATTAATTGAACGGGGTACGCGCCTAATAAATGTAAAAGAGATCAGTAAAAACAAATATAGTGCCCGATTAACAAGCAACAAAACCCCATTTAGACTTTCACCAGACACACCACTTGGAAATTTCAAAAAGCTTGTGTTAAATTCCAATAACGAAAGTAGTAATTTCAATAATAATAATTGATAATTACAAGTGATGGATAAAATAAAAAAACCTGTAAAAAGAAATTGGCATAAACAAGAAGAATATATATTGAAAAATTGGGGAGAGGCTTCGGGGTGTTATCGTTATATGCACTACAGAGCATATGAACAGTATCAGAAATCTAGCATGCATTATACATTACCTATTATCATAATCAGTACAATTACCGGAACAGCTAATTTTGCTCAAGAGACATTTCCGGCCAACATTAGACCTTATGTTCCAGCGGCGATTGGTGGTATGAACTTGTTTTCAGCAATTTTAACCACGGTTTTACAATTTTTAAAGATTAACGAATTGACAGAAAGTCATAGACAATCATCAATAAGTTATGGAAAATTGTCAAGACATATTAGATTAGAATTGAATCTGCCTATATATGAACGTTCTTTAGATGGTATAGATATGGTAAATCAATGTAAATCAGAGTATGATAGGTTAATAGAACAATCTCCCCCGATTCCCAAGAGCGTTGTAAAGATATTTTCCAGAAAGTTTCCTGATAAAAAACCATCAGAAAAGTTTATAAAAGTGTATAGACCATACGAAATTACTGGTGTAACTGAAATTAAACCATATGAAACTGACAAGGAAATAGAGGTCGCTTCAAAGGTAGTGTATAATATGCGCCAAAGAGTTATAGAGTCAAATAGATCCGATAAAAGTGAAGCTTCATCGCAAAAGGTCCTAAGAGAACTTGTTGCGTTAAAACAGAAAAAGTTGGTTTCTGAAAAAGACGAGTTTTTCGATGTAGAAAATAGTTTGTGTTTGGAACGTGATCCTACTGAAATTGTAATTCATGTAGAAGATGACGATAATAAAGATTGAATATTACACATCTTGTAAGTTAAAAATATTAATAATATAATTAATAATAAATTAATTATCGCTATACATATTATATAGGGATATACCTTTTTCTTCAAAGGTGATATTAATTTATTTTGAATCGAATCATTCTCTAATACTAGATCAACTGCTTGTCCCGTTAGATCATCCATGGATAAGTATATTAATATAAGCAATGTAAAAAAAAATAATCAAATAATCGGACACAAAAATACAATAGATACTATACAAAATACAATAGATACAAGTGGTATTATATGTGTTTATGGTGGGGCTGGTTATGGTAAAACATTTATAGCAAATGAAATGCTAAATGTAATTAATTACGTTTCACTAAACAGTAATGATAAAATTAAACCAGTTGATATTATTGAAAGATTATTTGAAACCAATACACATGTTCTTGTAGATGATATTGATAACGAACCAATTATTTTTAAAGAAATATCTGAAAGATTAAAGAAATATGGGAAAATATCAAATGGTTGTCTAATAACAACATGTAAAGACATGCCAAAGATTGAATATGGGGATTATCTAGAACTATGCACATTACCGATGCAAGATATGATTAAAATTGGTAAATTACATTATTCCAAAAAAGATCCCTACGAAATAGAACAATGTGTGAAAGAATGTAATGGAAATTTACATAATTTTATATTTTCACTAGGGTTTTCTCATCAAAAGGATATATTTAAACAACCGAAAGACATGATCTATGATCTTTTATGTCATGATTCCATACAAAAGGATAATGCAATTTCTTATATGGGAAAATCAATTCAAGAACATGGCTATTGTACTTGTCTTGTACACGGAAATGTTTTATCAAATACAAATGTCGATATTTCAATAATGAGTGAAATATGTGATGGGTTTAGTAAAGCAGATGTATTAGATAGTGATATATATAGTGGAAATTGGAATCTTACACCTTATTACAGTTTCCATGGAATTATAATTCCCGCTGTAAAACTGAATCATTCACTTAAACTTTCAGATATGGTACCTGGAAGTGCATGGACTAAATATAATAATTACAAGATGAGAAAGGGTAAATTACAAAATATAAAAACTAGAACGGGTCTAGGATTTCATGAATTGTTGACCATAAAGGATTACTGTATGCACAAGGAACAAAAAGATTTTTTACCCCTATTGCTAGAATATGATATTAATAGTAATGATATCGATATTATAAATCATATAGCATTTAATAGTAAATTAAAAGGTAAAAAATTACAATCACTTAAAAAGTTTTTAAAAACTTATATACCTGTCTAGTAGAGCATGGTTTTCCATTCGTATTTCTCCATTTCATCGTCGTCCTCTTCGTCCTCTTCGTCGCTCATCTCTTCCATGACCTCCATGTTATCCCCCATGTCGTCCATACCACTCATACCTTCCACATCCTCTTCGTCTTCACCATCATCAATTTCCTCAACATCCTCATCAGTCTCCACGGCCTCCACGGCGTCATCATCCTTTATATAAAAATACCACACACCGGCGCCAACGGCAGTAAGTACTATTAGGGCGATGATATATATCATCATCTTGGATTTTCTAGGCATTACGGGGTTCATTGTCGAGTTCATT